GTTGGTGTACATGCTCAGGTACAGCGCGTACCACCGCTGCTCCGACGCGCTGAGCTCCTCGAAGCGCCGCACGTACGAGATCGACACACTGCGCGTCAGCGTGCTCAGAAACACCTCGCACACCGAGTGGTACGCCTCGGTGCGAATCTGCCCGATGTCCAGCGCGCGATTCTTCATGTACAAGTTCATGACGCGACTCTTTTGCTTCTTCGACGCGTTCAGGATCTCCTCGACGCGCGGCACGCCCGACGAAATGCCGATGGTCGAGATGCCCGAGTAGTGGAACGCGTTCAGCGTCATCTGACTGACCGGCTCGCCGATGCTGGTGGCCGCTTGCACGCCCACCATCTCGCCCGCCTGCAGCGAACTGCGCCAGTACTCCTCCTCGACGACGCGTTTCAGTTCCGGCACGCCCTTGTCGACAATCTCGACGTCGACCAGCTGTTCGCGCAGGTTCGCCTGCAGGCCGGCGCGCACGCACTCCGCCGTGTCGATCGGGATGCATCGATTCAGCGGAATCACCGAGCAGATGTCCTCGATCTCGGCCGGCGTCAGACGGCGGCGCCACATGTTGCTGAATGAATCTACACGTACCGTTAGGTTCATTTTTTACTCGGCCTGCATTTCGTCGTGAATCTTGACGGCGCGCAGCATGTACCTCCGACAGTAGTGGTGCACGTAATCTTGCGCGGTGTACACCTGCTCCGGCTTCAGCTCGACCGACTCGTCGAACCGGAACGTTTGTGTCTCCTGGTCGTACTCGAACCCCTCGATGTGCGTGATCACGCCGTTCTCGATGTGGATCTCGCTCAGCTGCCCCGTGTACACCTTGATGGCCAGCGTCTGATACAAGTGCGTCGTGCGGCGGTACGACAGCGTGAGGTCTCGTTTCAGCCGCAACGCAAACTCCATCAGCAACGTATCTTTCACGTACTTTTTCTTAATGTCTTTCCAGCACGCGTACGTGTCGCGCCGGTACGGCTCGTTGTTGTCCTTCTTCTGCTTGATTTCCTCGCCCGAGATCAGGTCGGTGTGCTGCATCAGCAGCTCGATGGTGTTGTCGCATATCTCCGGCACCGTTCGTCCGCGGTACAGGTACGAGAACGGCTTCTTGCGATTCGAGCTCTGGATGCTGTGCGAACTGACGAAAATCTGTTTCGGGTACTTGCCGTGCGCCAGGTCTTCGAACACGCCCTTCCAGTACTCGCTCGGGCAGTGATCGCGGCACTCCAGAAAGACCGGGTGCAGCAGCTCCTTTTTACCGCGATTGCGAACGGCCTTCATCCATACATGTACGGACACCTTAAAAACAATAAAGACATGGCCCTGAATCACCCATGAGTTTCGACATTGCATCCGCCAGCAAAGAGCTGCTCGAATTGGAGGCCGAGCGCAAGCGTCTGCAGGACGCGCTGAAAAAAATCAAGGCGCGCGAAGACCTGCTGAAGAAAAACATCGGCACGTACCTCGAGCATCACAACCAGCAGGGCGTGATGATCCACAACATGACGATCCTGAACACCGACAAGGTGGTGCGCAAGCCGCTCAAGAAGCAAGAGAAGGAAGAGAACCTGCGCTCGGTGCTCGGCGACTCGGCCACGCCCGAGCTGATGGACCGCATTCGAAACGCGTCCAAGGGCACCGCGACCGTCAAGCGCACCATCACGATCGACAAACAAAAATAAAAAAGCAAAACGAGTTAAAACTATTTTTCTCAAGCAACTAGCAACATGTCAACCTTCCGCATTCGCAACCCGCGCAAACGCAGCGATCAGGTGCTGATTCGCATGACTCGCGGTCAGAACGGCACCACCATCTACGTCTCGCCGGCGACCGCCGTCGCCGCCCCCGCCGTCCCCGCGGCGCCCGAGAAGAAGAAAAACAAGATCTCGATCGGGCAGATCAAGCAGGTGCTGCAGCTGCTGGAAAAGTCCAAGAAAAAGAACCTCAGCGCCTTGCTCAGCAACGCCAGCGCAGACGACGACGACGTCGACATGGACGAACTGTCCGACACCCATTCGGATGTGTCCATCGAGGATGTTGATGAAATCGAGGAAGCAGACAAGGAGGAAAAAGATGTTTTGATCATCGATTTATAATCTTGTCTACTAGGAAAATGAATCAGACCGTATTGATTTTCCTCGCGATCGCCGCGCTGGTGATCCTGTCGGCGCGCATGTACGCGCCGCACTACAAACGCGCCGAGGAGTTTGCGAACGTTCCGTACGGCCGCTACCTCGGCGCGAACCGCGGTCTCGGCTCCAACGACTGCGCGTCCGAGTGCCCCACGTGCCCGCACGGCTGCCCCGGCGGATGCTCGGAGCAGTGCACCAAAGAGCCGTACGTCCCACACGGCGGGCGCGGCGGGCGGGGCGGACACGGGTTTGGTCGAGGCGGACACGGGTTTGGGCGCGGCGGTGGTCGAGGCGGGCACGGACACCGCTGGGTGCCGTACGTCTACCCGTCCGACTACGGCTTCACGTACGGCGGCGGCGATCTGTACTACGACCCCGAGCTGATGATGTACACGTCCGCCTACCCGTTCTGCGCGCGCTACGGCGCGCCCATCGACTCGCCGTTCACGTCCAGCTGGTGCGCGGTCGGACGCGTCGATCACGCGGCGCACCGGTTCTTGCTGGAAGCGCGCTACGACAACGGCTGGCTGTTCCGCGTCATCGACCCGGCCACGCGCATGACGGTCGCGGTGCCGACGGTCGGAAGTGGTCCGGCCGGCGCCTTGCTGCACGGCGACACCCTCCAGATCCCCGGACGCGACGGAACGTGGACCGTGCATCTTGAAAAATAATCTTGCGTACTCAACAAACATGGTCTCTCTGCAAACCGCCGATTCGGCGTGGATGGCGTTCGCCGAACACGAACTCGTCCCGCACGCGTCCGAGTACATTGCGCCCTACAAGACCTCTGCGCCGTCGTACCCCACGTTCTCCGAGCCGGTGTCGACGACCGACCTGCGCGTGCTGGACGTGCTCGCGCAGCACCCCACCTCGTTTGCGTCCGCCTACCGCACCTACGCCCGCGCGTTCGGACCCGACGAGCGCTACACGCTGTTTGTGCCGCTGTCGTCGCCGCGCGTTGACGCGCTGCTTCGAATGCGCGCCGAGAACGAAGGCTTCAGCCACAAGAACGCCAAGCTGCGCGCCGAGGCCGACTTGCAGCTCGAGCACCTGCTGCGTCGTCACATGGTGCCGGTCCGCATCCTGCCCGCTCAGCTCGAGTACCGCAACACCACTGTCGCGACGCACGACGCGCCCGTGAACATCAATGCGCGCGGCGAGCTCGGCGCCGGCAATCGCGTCGAGTCGTACCTCGTGATGCCGCACGCCACGTTGTTCTTCATCACGCGCGAGCTAGAGTAAGTTGCGATTTTTGATATTTTGGAATAAAATATCAATTCTCTTTCAAATGCCTCGATCGCGCCGTTCTCCTCGTTCGTCTCGTTCTCCGCGCCGTTCTTCCCGTTCTCCTCGCTCGCGTCGTTCTCCGCGCCGTTCTTCCCGTTCTCCTCGCTCCGCCCGTTCGTCTCGTTCTCCCCGCTCGCCTCGGTCGCCTCGCTACACGGGTCGCCGGGAACGGCGTCCGAAACGGTACCCGGACAATCAGCCCGTACACGAACGACTACGGCAAGTCCTGAGTTTCAACGGATTGTTCTCGGAGCGTTTGAGGCAGGAGTTGCAACTCGTAGGCAGCATTGCCGCGGAGAAGCCGTACGAAATCGGTGGGTTCATCGATTTGGAGAAGGAAGCAGTCACAGCAACCGCGCGAGGCGGACAATTTGCACACATTGAAGCGTTGGAATTGTATTCCATGTACTGGAAAGGTCCTCGCCTATCGTTCCACACGCATCCAGAGATCCTGCTCGATCAGTTCGAGCCCCGTGAGAAAGGCAAAGAATTCCTAAAATTTCCCAGCTATATAGATCTGCGCACGTCCCTGATTCTGAACCTCGAGATCGCCGAGGAGACGCCGCCGGAGAAACGCCTCCCCATCAGCTACGAGGTGGTGCTAACAGACTCTACCTTGTGTATCTACAAACCCGAAGAAAAGTTGGTGGACTTTTTGCTGACGGTTGACGCAGAGAAACGAACCGACATTGTCGAAAACGTCATTGTTCCCAACATTGGTAACGCGATTCACCAGGTCGTCGAGCAGAAGATGTCGTTCGACGAGTCCGTGGAGTTTTTTCAAGACGAACTCGCCACCATATTAGGCAAGAAAGATCCAGCGACGGGCGAGATTATCTTTCAAAGCGGATTTTCCGTCGAGGTGTTTGTGTTGCCCAACACGCGCTACTTGTACAGCGCTGATGTCCAAGAACAGATTCGACGTGGTTTGGACACGCTGGAGGAAAGATAACGCGATTACTCGCGAATAAAGATCTTGTAGTACATCACGTTGTACACAAACACGATGAACAAGAACGCCGCCGTCGTGAAGCTCAGTTTCCCCTGCTTGAGGACAAACACGAAAATCAGCAGCTGCATGATGCTGGTGGCCAACGAGATCAGCACCAGGTTCGACTGCGACTGACTCAGGTTGAGATAGTTCTGCATTGCATTGTAGAACGACATCGTTATCATATCCTGGATATAATAATTTCACAGCGCGCGTAACACCGACTGAAGCTTGTCTTTTTGAAACCCCTGCATGACGTGGGTCCGCTCGCCGTTCTGGTACACTTCGATGGTCGGCATCGCCTCGACGTTCTCCGTCAGCATCTTGACGGCCTCGTTGTCGACGTCGACCACCACGATCGGGAACGACGACGCGGCGAACGACTCGTTCAACCACTCTTTCAAACGCACGCACGGGCCGCACCACGACGCGCTGTAGATCACGACGCTGCTGGTGTAGCCCGACTGCAGGCGGTAAAAGTCTTCCATGGTGTTGGCGTACGTGTACGCGTGCGCGGGCGGCGCGGGAGTGTGCTCGATGGGATCCATTTGTACAACACCCCTTTGTTTAATTTATTTCAAACAAATCATCATTCAAGTCACTCGCCGTTCGAAATACGTTGTCCAGCACGTTCATCTTGCGATCGGTGCGGGCGCCTCAAGAGCAACGGTCAAAATTTTATTACTGAATAAAATTTCGGGTACGGACGGATATTTTTGTATATTTTTCGTGGTACATCTGTGCTTTACAAAACAGGGAAGCCGAGAGCTCCACCGGCGATGCGCACGATGTTGTGGTTGATGGCCACCAGCACCAGCGAGAAGGTCTGCTTGAGACCCTGGCCGGCGGCGACGTCAGCGGCCGAGGCCGGGACAGCCAGAGAGCCGGCGGAGGCACCACCAGCGGCGGCCTCGGCGGACGGGGCGATCTCGACACCGACGTTGGTCAGCTTGCCGTAGTTGGTGGAACCGTGCGGGTTGACGTCCATCAGGTCCAACGAGTACGAGTACAAGTGGTAGCCGGTCTCCTCCGGGATGGCCGGGGCGCGGTACCACGGCTGGATCAGGGAGAAGTAGTCGACCGGCATGTTCGACAGACGCTGGGTGTTCTCGTAGTAGACCGAGACCTGAGCCAGGGCGTCCGAGGCGGCGGACGGGGCAAAGTTGACACCAGCGGCCTGGGGGACCGGGGAGGCGGAGGCATAGTTGTTCCACTCGGCCTTGTTGGTGGTGTTCTGCAGGGCGAACATCAGGGCCTTGACAGAGTGCGAGAAGTGGATGTCGATGCGGGTGGTGTTGCGAGTCGGGTCGACAGACTGCGGGTTGGCGGTCTGGACCTGCTCGATCAACAAGTCACGCGGGGCCTGGCCCATCAGCTTGCGCTCGTCGTTCGAGACCAAGGCGTACTCGGCCCACACCTGGACGTTGGTCAAGGCGACGGTCGAGTTGGTCAGGTCGGAGGCCGAGGCGTAGGTGGACACACCACCGGAGCCGGCACCGCCGGTGATGGCGGCGACGTTGTCGATGATCAACAGGTCGGTCCAGTCGCGGAAGTTGAAGCGCAACTTCATCTCGTTGTACGGCAGGGCGGCGGTCGGCAGAGCAACACCGGTGTCGCGGGTGTGGCAGTACGGCAGCGGCAGCATCAGGGTGGCCTGAGGGATGACCAGACCGTTGTTGGCGGCGCCCGGGGCGTTGGAGTAGTTGTTCAACAGCGAGATGTTGCCGATCATGTTGTTGTAGCCGACGCGCTTGGACGAGGTGACGGTGAAGGCCGACCAGAAGTCCAAGAAGTAGTCATCGAAGCGCATCTCGACCAGGTCGTTAAAGGTGACGGCGGTCTCCTTCAACAAGTGGTGCATCAGGTTGCGGGTCCAGCGGATGCGGGAGTTGGCGCCGAAGCGGGCGGTGGCGGTGTTGACGGCGACGGACGGGAAGGTCACGCGCAACCAGTTGAACAGCATGTAGTCACCGGCGCGGGAGATGTTGGCATCCCACTGGGTGGCAAACTGCGGGGTCTGGTTCAGGGTCAGGGTGGTCGGGACCACGGTGAACCAGGTCGACTTGGTCACGCGGCGGACAAAGTACGAGACGGACTTGGCGCCGCCGTACATGTACTTCTCGGGCTCGTCGTAGGTGGCGAGATCAATGAAGCCACTGGTGAGGGTATTGGAAGAGGTGGTCGATGACATGTTGTCGTGTGTGTTTATATAAGGGTTGAGATTTTAAATTTATTTTCTTTTTTTTCGAGGTCTGTGTATTTGCATATAAACGATTTTTCACAAAATCAAGTTCAGCAGAAGGAGAATCATGAAATTTTTTTCATATGCAAAAAGCATAATGAATTTTCGGGAAATGTATCAAGCACGCGCGCCTTGCTAATTGTTGGAGAAATGCATATGAAAGATTCACTTGGGATGGGCGTGTCCGATCAAAATCATTTCCATTGAAACGATTTACATGTACTTTAACAGCGGGGTGTCCTGGATACCGACGTCGGACAGGCTCTTCTTGAACTTCTCCAGGTACAAGTCCTTGTAGTCGGGGTGCGCGGCGTCGAGCTCCTCCAGCTCGGCCATCGTGTCTTGGCGCGTCTGCTCGTAGGTCTGCAGCTTCTTCAGCGTCTCGTCGCGCACGTGCAGAATGTTGGCGCACTTGACGCGCAACGAGATGTAGTGATCGATGTCGTGCTTGATCTCCTCGGGCGACTTCTTGGTCGCCTCCAGCAGCTCGGTCTCGCGCTTCTTCAGCGTCTGCATGTCCTCCTGCTCCTTGTCGCGCACGGTCTTGGCGTGCGCGCGCTCGACCTCGTCCATCTTCTTCTTGATGTCGATTTCGTGCGTCTCGTTAAAGTACATCGGGTCGAGCGTCAGCGGGAACTCGCGCCCGACGTAGCCGATGTGGATCTCGTGCAGACTGTCGACGGTGCGAATCAGGTGCTCGGCGTGCGCGTCGGCCTCCTGCAGCGAGCCGAACGCGCCGCGAAACTTGACGACACCGAAACAGCCGTCCTTGTCGGCCTGGGCGCCCACCGACGGCGTGAACGAGTGGAGGCAGTAGTAGTTCTGCTGGTTGATCGGCGGGTCGACGCGGAATCGGGTGGTGCGCGGGAACGACAAGTCGGTGTACTTGGTGTTCAGCAGCGCGGCCTTGGCGGCCTGTGTCTGCTCGGCGGACAGCGCCGGCTCGGACGGCTGCAGCGGCGGGCGCTGCGCCATGCACTCGGGCTCGGACTTGACGTTGGATTGACTGCGATACTCTTCGCGAAAGGCGGCTTGACTCATGATATTCGTGCTTATCATGAAGGCTCGTCTTTAAGGGTGTTAAACCGTGGGTACGCTAGACGGTGGGGTAAAAAAACCAGCCCAGCTGCTTGCAGCACTCTTCGTAGATTTCGTCGTGCTCGATCTTGCGCTCGATCGTCTTGATGATCGGGAAGTCGGACTCTTTGCACACGTAGGCGTGTCGTTTCAAGAGTTGGAACAAAATGTAGTACGAATTGAGAAAGTTGGAGCGATTGTATTTGAGATTATCCTTGATGACCTTGTCGTACACGACCACGAGTTTGTCGAAATCCTCGATCAGCACCTTCTCGTACTCGGCAATGTTGGGGCACGCGGCGCCGGTCAGCTCGGCGTGGATCAGGTTGATGTCCTCGTAGTACTTGTACAAGGCGTGTTCTTGCAGAAACATCTTGATGTGGTCCTTGGTGATCTGCGTGTACTTGCCGAACTTGTTGGTCTGGTTCAGGTGATTGGCGTCGAACGACCCGATGAGGAGCTCGTACACCTTCTTGTCGATGTACTTGTTCTGCTTGCCCTGAAACTGCTTGATGGTGTCGCGAAAGTGCGTCTGCCGAATGTAGCTGTACTTGAGATTGGTATTGATGCGTCCCATGTCCTTGAACGTCACCTGGTCCTTGTTGTTCTCGGGCGGCACGAACGACGGGTACTCGCGCCGACACTCTCGGCAGATGAGCGTCTCGTTGGTGCACTCTTCCAGCTCGCACATGCAGTCCTCGCAGTGGTTGTTGAGCACGTCCGGCGTGAACCGAGGCGCGAACGCCTCGAGTTCGGGGTGCTGCTGCAGCAGCGCGAGGTACGCGTCGATCAGTTCCATCTTGCGCGTCAAGTTCGGCGCCACCGCCTTGGATTTGCGCAAGAACGAGTCGCGCACCGTACAATTGAGCAGCGCGCGGTACTCGTTGATGAGCGGCTGGGCGCGATAGAAAAACAACTCGGTGGTGGCGTCGACGGCGAGATGCGACTGCATCCCGAGGAGCTGCTGCTTGTACGCGCGCTCCTCGCGAAAGGACAGATCTTCCGTCAGTTTGCGCCGCAGTTCGTGCTCGTCGCGCTCGTCGCGCGGCGCGGACGAAATGCGCGGAAACACGTTTTGGTACAGATCCTGATGAAATTCGTACAAATTGAATTCGTCTTTTCGCATCGTGTTTCTGCGGGCGTTCATTTAAATTATTTTCGGCCGGGTTTCTCACTCACCGCTTTCATGGCGCTCTGTTGATCCGCCGTGACGCGCAAGCCGTGCGCGGAGGCGCGCTCCCAGATGAGCGCGCGCAGCTCGCTCTTGTTGCTGGCGCTCGTGTCCTGGCCGGGTTCCGCGAGACTCGCGGCGATCTTCTGCAGCTGCGTCGTTTGTATGGTCCCGGCCTCTTGTCCGCCCATGGCTTTTTGCTCGATCTTCGATTGCTGCGAGATCTTGAAATTGTTCTGCTCGCCGATGAGGTAATAGTCGCCGAGCGCGTCCGGTGGCGGCACGCCTCGCGCGGCCCAGCGGCCGGCCAACTGCTGCTGCGCGGCCTGGAGCTGCGCGAGCGCGTCGCGCCCTTCCTGCACATTGCTGGTCGCGTTCTCCTCCAGCCACGCGCCGTTGACGAACCGCGCACGATCGACGCGCGGCACGCCGTTGGCGACACTGTACTCTTTGCCGAGCGCAACGCGCAAGATGAACTCGTGCACCTTGACGGCGCGGCCGGCGTGTTGGCGCTCGATGGCGCGTCGCGTCAGCATCGTGCGCGAGCTCGCGCTCAGCGCGTCCCACACGCGAACGGCGTTCGGATCGTCCGCCTCGACCAGCGCGATGAGACGCTGACTGATCGCCTTCAGCTGCATGGACTCGTAGCGATCCATATCGTGAACGTCGGTCGGGAACGATTGCGCCAGGGTCGTTTCGTACTCGAAGCTCTGGTCGGCCTGCGTCAGCAGGTCGTGCGACAGGAAAAAGGTGTCGCCGTTGTGTTTCAGGTACGAGTCGAAGCCGAGCGGGTTGCGGAACCGGGTGTACGAGTACACCAGGCGCTGCAGGCACCGCAGCAGCACCAGCGCGGTGAACCGATTGAGAGACGGCGTCTCCAGCCATTCGTTGAGGTGGAACGAGAACCGTCCGGTCGAGGTAAATTGTTCCTGCACGGCCTCGCGAATCAAGTTGAACTCGCGCTCGGTGTAGAACAAGTTGTACGTGTCGGTGATGGGCG